GAATCCCTGCGTAACCACATATAAAAGACGTGGCTACGGATTCTGATTTTGATAAATTAAACTTTTCTGATATAGCAGGGCTAACGAACACAGCTAAAAAATATCCGACAATAAGTGTTCTCAAAAGCATGAAACCCATGTGCTTCATGTTTTTTTTATGAACGATAGAGTCTGTAAAGGAACCTGCAACTGAGGCCATAATTCCTTCTCCATCGTTTACCAAGATACTGAGTACCTTTGCTCCAAAAAATAACATCTCGAAGCAAGTAAAAGAACCTGACCTTCTTTAATTTTAACTCAGGTAAACTTATATAAGTTGATTTTACGTAATGGTTTATATCCCTACTACCAACTGGAAGTATGACAAAAGTCTTTATCACGCGATTCAGTCTGGACCGCAACGAACAGGCGATAACTTAGATCGCACAGATACGTATTTAACTTTTTCTAGTGGTTACGTGATGCCTAATGGCGTCCAACAGACTTATGAGTCAGTAAGTAGCGAAGGGGCTGACTTTGGGGTTATTCGAGTTGGTCCGCCAAACATCAGCGGATACTTCAACACTGAGTGGAGAGCAGTACCACCAGCAATAAGCGGCTACTGGACAAATTATGACAACGTAAATCCTCACGCTTCAGGTTTATTAGACAGCTACGTAGGCTTTAGAGCACAAGGCTTATATAAGACAGCAAATTCAACGGTTCAAACCGCTATCGGTCCTCAGCCTGGTCTACGAAACTTTGGATCATTCACGTGGTATGGAGAACAAGTACCAGATAATCAACTTTATAGTCCGTTTCAAACTCCTAGATCTAACGACAATTCAAGTGAAGGAGGAGGAATTACCGGTGGAGGTGTGACGCAACCTAGGTTACGTGCTCCGGCATTAACTAATCCAACTAACGACACCACAGGATCTAGGGCAGCTTGGGTGTATCACTATCCGATCTATTGTCAAAGTTTGATTGAGACGCGTTATAGCTCAGCACCAGGTCAGATGGGTTCCCCAACACGTAACAGCTATCGAGGTAAGTCCTCGCGTTATGTACCAAACTACGGCTCCATATACGGAAAACTTGGAGAAGGTGTTAGAAACATGGTACGCACCTTTAGTCCTGGTGTTAATAGTTCTAATCAAAAAAGCATCTAACTTCGTTAAACCACTATGAATGCGACAGGATTTGCGCTCAGATAGTATCTACTGGTTTATATTTATAAAGTAGTTTTTTTTGAGGAAGTCAATTGTTTATTGACAATGATTTCCCGAAGATTCTCGGTGCTGAGCTTTACCGTCCGCACCCTGCTTACATCGTAGAGATGGCCGCTGAACCAGTGGTTGTACACGATTTTAGTAAGCAGCCAGGCCAGACGGTACAACTCGATCGGTACCGGTTCTTCGGAAACCCTGGCTCTAAGGAGTCACGTGAGCGTACTGCCGAGCAGACCATCGGTACTGCTAACAGCCGGAACATTGTCAAAGACAAGGTTCTGGTAACCCTTAAAGAGTACACAGGCCCTGCGGATCCTTCAGATCCTACGCAGCCTTCTACCTTTAAGATTGCGCGTGAAACTCTTATCACAGCGCAGCGCCTTCTGCTTGATACAGGCAACCTTACAACCTTCCACCAGAGCATCGGTTCGCTGACTCTGCTGGATGATTATCGTCGTTGGCGCGACCGCGTCTTTGTAAACGAACTTCTTAAGTCTGTTTCTAAAGGCCAGTCTTCCGATAGCCAGGGCGGTTACTACTTCCCCGGTGATCTTGCAACTGGAGCCCTAACTTACACCAACGCCGAGCAAGCTAAGTTCGACGTTAAGGATTACCTCCTTCGTGTAGTTAAGTCTCTGCGTAAGCGGAACACTCCTACATTCCAAGATGGTTTCTATCGCTGTATTTGCGATCCTACCTTCTTAATGCACCTTCGTCAGAATTCTGACTTCCGCGAGGTTGCACGTTACCCCGGTAACGGCCAAATCAACCCACTTATGTCTGGGATGCAGCCTAACGCTGCTCTCTACATGGGTCAAGGTTTTGGACAAGCCACCTTCTTGGCTGGCGAGCCCATTATGCCCACGGGCTTTGTGTTTGAAGGAGTTCGCTTCTTCGAGTCCACAAACATGCCGACTCAGACTCAAGCTGCTACGATCGCAGCAACAGCGCAAGACTACAACGCAGCTGTTGGTATCTTCTTCGGTCCTCAAGCCATTGGCGTGGGTATCGGCGGATCCAATGCTCAAGTCCTCTTGAATAATAACGACGATTTCAGTCGCTATATCATGATGATTTGGTCGTTGTATGCAGGTTTCGAGCTGCTTAATGCAGACTTCGTAACCGTTGGTTACTCATTCGACGCTTGAGGAGGTAACTAACAATGATTAACGCTAACCAGCTTCACGTTTCCAAGATCTACCCTGGAAACTATGTAAACGTTCTGCGGTATTGGCACGAAGTCAAGACCATGCAGTTCGAGAACGCAAATGGCGTTCAACAGAGCTACACGAACCAACCTGTCGGCGGTCCTGTCGGCGTTGTGTTCCGTCCCGGTTGGATTGCCCAACAGGCAGTCGGTTATGTCGACCTGAGCTATCAGGCCCTCGGCACTAACAATCAGCTGAGCTACTACACACAGCCTTACGGCTCTGGGTCTAACGACGCTAATCAGCCGTTCCTCAACGCGAACGTCATCATTCCTTCTCCTGACTTCCATAAGGATGTTCGGGCTGATATCACTGATGGCCTCAAAGCACCTGCAGGTGCTTACGCGTATCGTGCATCACTTCGTGTTGACGGCGGCGACGTTGTCAGCTCTGGTGTTGCCGGTGGTTCTGCTACCCCAACCCTGACTCTCATCCCTGCGGTGAGCGAAGGTATTGCTGCTGATGGCACCGTCGTCAGTGGTCAGTTCGGCGTTTCGATTGTCGGCTCTAGCAGCCGCATCGCTAACGGCAGCGTGGCCTCCACGAACATTATCGATTCCAGCACTCTTGCTGCCCTCGGTTCTGAAACTCAGTGGAAGCTCTTCACAACCAAAACTCTTGGTGGCGCTTCCGGCGTAGCTCAGGGTTCAGGTATTTACGATCCTCGCGCCGGAGCCAACAAATTGTCTGGCGACGACAAGGCTCTCGCAATTTGTGAAGTCTGCTGGATCCTTCCTGACGAACCCCCCGAGCGTCAAGATGTTGCTCTGCAACCTGACGGTTTGGTTGAGTCGCAGGTTTATACCTCCACCTCACCTTCCTGATACACTGATTAGGAACACGGACGACCCCTCCCGCCAGAGGGGTCTTTTTTTGTGCTTTAGTAAACATCCGAAACCAATATTTTTTAAAATATCTAGAGTTGACTTACTCCATTGCGCTCACGCAGCACTTATGGCTGATAAAGAAATCTCAGATTTAAAGTTAGACAGAAAAGAATGCGAAAAATGTGGTGCCACGTGGCTAAATGGGCAGCATTTTTGGGCTACAGGGTCAAAAGGTGACGAATACGACCTAGCCGGACTTGTATGTAACAGAGCAAACTCAGAAAAGTGCATAAACCCAAAAAAAGGTAGTGAAGGAGGCGATACTTGGGATAAAAGAGCGGCATTTCTTGATGGAATTGACGAAGCAATTAAAAAAATGCTGATGTGACTAGTGCTTTTGCAGTATTTTGATATACACTGACGATAAATGGTGATCTGTAGATGACTACGAAGGTTTTCAAGCCCAGCGGCGTAAAAGTAGATATTCTTTCGACTCACGACGACGGTGAGTACTTCATGTGTCGATCAAACACGACAGGAAAAGTTTTTTTTGCGCATAAAGACCAAGTTGACGACTTCATGGAGGCAAACACACCAACTCCAAAGTCAAATGCACTGAAAACAAGGCGCGGGAGACGTGCTGTGAAGGGAGAAGAGACAAAAGAGGAGACAAACACCGTGGTTAAGCCTCTTCCTCCCGCAGACAACAGAATTAATTTAAATACTTTGACTGCAGAAGGTCTGACTCAGTGTTTACCGGGCGTTGGTCTGAAAACAGCTAAAGAAATTATCGAATTAAAGCAGAGTTTGCCTGGAGAAAAGTTTAGTAAGCTCGATCAATTGGAGTCAATTAAGCGAGTTGAGTGGGCTGAAGTTTTTGCTACTGGAGTTGTTTATGTTGAGTGACCTACAATAAGTACCTAAGGTGGCGGGTACTTGAAAAATGGCGCAGCTCTCAGTTAACGAGCTAGAACAAATCCAGAGTTTTCTGGCTCAGCAGGGCGTCACATTTAACGCTACGTCAACTGATGCAACTAAGCGTGAAGTAATTTACGCAGCGGTTAATCAGTTATCTAGAAACCCAGCACAGACCTTTGGTTATGCGCTAGATGACTTTAACTTTAGTCGTACTGCGTATCACCTAGGTTTTAATATTGCGACTGTACCTGCTGGAGATTACGCAAGACTATTAGAAGCTTGTAATAGCATTCCGAGTGAATTTTATTACGACAAAATTGTTCAGCAGCTTGAAAGGTGCGAAGAAGCTGAACGTTTGACTGAACTGGCTACAGGTCGAGCAACTAGTAGACAAGAAACAATTCTTGGTGACGTTTCTCGTTCTATCAGCATTCAAGACAAAAACGAAGTAACAAAAGTTTGGAGAGCTAACTACCTGTACGAGTGTGATCGTCTAGCTGAAATGCTTTACGTTCCTAACTACAAGAACCCCGTGGCAGCTCGGTATAGGTTTGAAAGGAGTGGAGGAGAGTTTATTCAGGCAATTCCTGGTCCTCCTGATGTATCACGAGCTGACCGCCTGTATTTTTATGCAAACTGGCGCTAAACTTAAAGCACGAATAGTTTTTGGTTTGTAGCGAATGAGTTTTCTTAGAAGACTTTTAAATAACCGTGCAGCTCAAGCTGGAATTAGAAATGTTGATGACTTGATTCGTAACGTTGTGCTTCCCAACGTAATGATGAGAGGTGATGACCTGCTTACGGAGCGGGTGATTAAAGAAGCGCAAAACATGGGTATGAGGAATCTGCCCGTACTTCCTTCACCTGGTTTGATTG